TATCAAAATGGGAGAACTGCTTGCAGTTCATAATGAAAAGTTAGATAAACAGGATAGGATCGATGCCGTATTATTCGAGAAGATTGAATCACTTCACAAAGATTTGGAACGTTCGACTTCGGAGATTAAGGCAGGATGTGAGAGAGATATTCGCTTGGTAGATAATCGCCTTCGCATGATGGAGAAGAAGATGTGGTCAATTTTTGGTGCGTTAAGTATAATAAGTTTTATAGTATCACCCATAGGTCAAAGAGTTGTTGCGACAACTTTTACTCCTCCAACAATTGAAAGAACAAATTAGATAGTATTGCCTATCGGACAAGAGGGTGCTATAATTTTTATTAGTAAGATCTATCTAGATGAATCTAATCGATTCAAAATATATTGGATTGGTTTCATCCCGCCTACAAAAATTTAAAAAGGTAAAAGCAGACCTTTATAATTTTCGGTGTCCTCTTTGTGGGGATTCTCAAAAGCATAAAAATAAAGCAAGAGGATATCTTTACTCTGTAAAAGCGGACATTAATTTTAGATGTCATAACTGTGGTGCTTCAATGACCCTCAGTAACTTTTTAAAGAGTATGGATCCAGTCATACATAAACAATATGTTTTTGAGAGATTTAAAGACGGTCATACTGGTAAAGGGACAGTTGTAGAGGAACCTAAATTTAATTTTGAACCACCAAAGTTCACTAAAAAATTAGATCTTCCTAAGGCATCAGAAAATAATAGAGCAAGTGAATATCTTAAGAAGAGAAAAATAAATCCACTTAATTTTTATTATGCTGATAAATTTAAAACGTGGACAAATACTCAAAAGAAAACATTTGATGACACTAGCAAAGATCATGCTAGAATTATTATCCCTTTGTTCTATAAGAACACTTTGATTGGATTTCAAGGCAGGAGTTTAGACCCTTGGATTCAACCTAAATATCTCACCGTAATGTTTAATGATGAAGCACCAAAAATCTACGGACTGGATAACATCAGAAGAGATGCTCCAGTCTTCGTTACAGAAGGACCGTTCGACAGCACGTTCTTACTCAATAGCATTGCTATGTGCGGTTCAGACGGTGATGTTGGGAAGTGGGGTGTTAGCACTCCTGTTTGGGTTTATGATAACGAGCCAAGGAATAAGGAGATTACAACAAGAATCTCCAACACAATCGACAGAGGTGAGGCCGTTGTCATCTGGCCAAATAATGTGAAGGAAAAGGATATAAATGATATGGTATTATCTGGGTATGATGTTCAATCTATGGTAGAATCAAATACTTATGATGGACTAAAAGCAAAACTTCAATTTAACAACTGGAAGAGAGTATGAGTAACGGAATCATAGTTAAAAAGAGAAATGGGTCTATAGAACCATTAGACCTAGAAAAGATGCACATCATGTGTGAAGAGGCATGTAAGGGTCTTGCGGGGGTCTCTGCTAGTCAAGTGGAGATTCAATCTGGAATTCAATTCTATGATGGAATAACCACTGCAGAGATTCAGGAGATACTAATTCGCAGTGCATCTGATCTCATTGATTTGGAGCATCCTAATTATCAATTCGTTGCAGCAAGACTTCTCCTTTTCTCCGTTAGAAAAAGTTTGTATGGTAGAACTAGAGAGTTGCCCACTTTAGAGAATCACATTTACACCTGTGTTAATCAAGAAGTTTATGATAATGAAATTTATAACAAATATTCAAGAGAAGAAATTGAAAAAGCAGATGGATATATTGATCATTCTAGAGATTTTATTTTTACATATGCTGGTCTTAGGCAGGTCGTAGATAAATATTTGGTACAGGATCGAAGCAGTGGACAGGTGTATGAGACACCTCAGTTCATGTATATGATGATCGCATTAACAATATTTGCGGAATATCCAAAAGATACGAGGATGAATTATGTCAAACGATACTACGACGCAATCTCAAAACACAAACTCAACATCCCCACCCCCATCATGGCAGGGGTTAGAACACCAATTAGACAATTTGCTAGTTGTGTTCTTGTTGATATTGATGACACCCTCGATTCTATCTTTAGCAGTGATATGGCAATTGGCAAATATGTTGCACAAAGGGCGGGTATCGGCATCAACGCAGGTAGAATCAGGGGTATCAACTCTAAAATCAGGGGTGGCGAAGTTCAGCATACAGGTGTTGTCCCGTTCCTCAAAAAGTTTGAAAGCACTGTCCGATGCTGCACTCAAAACGGCATCCGTGGTGGATCAGCAACTGTCCATTTTCCAATCTGGCATCAAGAAATCCAAGACATCATCGTCCTCAAAAACAACAAAGGAACAGAAGACAACCGAGTCAGAAAATTAGACTATAGTATTCAAATATCAAAATTATTTTACGAAAGATTTATTGGTAGTGAGAATATATCTTTATTTTCTCCTCATGATGTTCCTAATTTGTATGAAAGTTTTGGAACACCAACCTTTGATGATTTGTATTGTAGATATGAAAATGACGAATCTATTCCAAAGAAAGTTGTAAATGCACAAGAGTTAATTCTGGATCTTCTAAAAGAAAGAGCAGAAACTGGTCGTATCTATATTATGAATATAGATCATTGTAATACTCATTCATCATTTAAAGATAAAGTTGAGATGAGTAATTTATGTCAGGAAATAACTTTACCAACTTATCCTTTGCAACATATAGATGATCCTAAAGGTGAGATAGCACTTTGTATTTTATCTGCTATAAACGTGGGCAAAGTTAGATCTGATGATGAATTGGAAGATTTATGTGATTTATCTGTACGTGGACTAGAGGAGTTAATTGATTACCAAAAGTATCCTGTAAAGGCAGCAGAACTTGCTACAAAGGCACGAAGATCTCTTGGTGTGGGTTTCATTGGTCTAGCACATTATCTTGCTAAACTGGGATTTAATTACGACTCTCAGGAAGCATGGGATGCAGTTCATGGTTTATCAGAATCTTTCCAATATTTTCTTTTAAAATCATCTAATAAAGTTGCAGAGGAAAAAGGTTGGTGTGAAAATTTTGGACGCACTAAGTATGCCGATGGTATTCTTCCAATTGATACTTATAAAGAGGATGTTGATGAAATTAGTAATTCAAAACTTCAACATGATTGGGATACTCTCAGAACTAATATTTTAAAACATGGTTTAAGACATAGCACACTATCAGCACAGATGCCCTCAGAGTCATCCTCTGTCGTTTGTAACGCTACCAACGGTATTGAACCACCAAGAGGATATCTATCAATTAAAAAATCAAAGAAAGGTCCATTAAAACAAATCGTTCCACAGTATAATAGTCTTAAAAATAATTATACTCTTTTGTGGGATATGCCTAATAACAAAGGTTATATTAACGTTGTTGCTGTTATGCAAAAGTTTTTTGATCAAGCAATATCAGGAAACTGGTCTTATAATCCTCAACATTATGAGGGATCGGATGTCCCTACAAGCGTTATGGCTGAAGATTTACTAACTACATATAAGTATGGTTGGAAAACTTCTTATTATCAAAATACTTATGATAATAAGCATGATGAAGCGGAAGATTCAAATGCTATAGGATGGCAGCAAAATGAAGATGATGTTGGTATTCAAGGAAAAACAAAACTAAATAATTTACTTGACGAATTATCAAACGTAGACGAGGAAGAGTGTGAATCCTGTTCAATTTAAAATCTCATCAACAGAGAAAAAACCTATGACTAAGGTGAAAGGCATGACTGTGTTTAACACACAGGATGTTGATACTAAGAAGCAACCAATGTTTTTTGGTGCTCCCCTTGGTGTTCAACGCTATGATAATTTTAAATATCCTTCATTTGAAAATTTAACAAAACAACAATTGGGATATTTTTGGAGACCTGAAGAAGTATCCTTACAGAAAGATAGAGGTGACTATCAAACTTTAGCACCACAACAGAAACATATTTATACTTCTAATTTGAAATATCAAATCATGTTAGACTCTGTTCAAGGTAGAGCACCTGGTATGGCTTTCTTACCTTATTGTTCTCTTCCTGAGTTAGAAGCGTGTATGGAGTGTTGGTCTTTTATGGAGATGATTCATAGTAGATCTTACACATATGTTATTAAAAATGTGTATCCAGATCCTTCTGAAGTGTTTGATAAAATTTTACACGATGATCGTATTCTAGAACGTGCTGCTAGTGTTACAGGTTCTTATGATGATTTTATTAATGAGGCACAAAATTGGGGTCAAAGTAATTTGTGGCAGGATTATGATGCATCGATGAATACATCTTTACCTGCTTTGGAAATGAAAGAGGTCAAACGTAAACTTTATCGGGCAGTAGCAAATGTCAACATCCTTGAAGGTATACGCTTTTATGTTAGTTTTGCTTGCAGTTTTGCATTTGGTGAACTTAAGCTTATGGAAGGGTCAGCTAAAATTATATCCCTCATTGCAAGAGATGAGAATCAACACCTCGCAATAACTCAAAACATATTAAACAATTGGAGAAAGGGTGATGATCCAGAAATGCAACAGATAACAAAAGAAGAGGAAGAGTGGACTTATCAGATGTTTGATAAGTGTGTTAACGAAGAAAAAAGATGGGCAGATTATTTGTTTAAAAATGGAACAATGATCGGATTGAATGATAAATTACTTCAAAAGTATGTTGAATGGATTGCAAATCGTAGATTAAGATCCATAGGTTTAAGACCACAGTATGATGTTCCCGCAAAGAATAATCCTTTACCTTGGACAGAGCATTGGATTAGTTCTAAGGGATTGCAGGTAGCACCACAAGAAACAGAAGTTGAGTCTTATGTTGTTGGTGGAATAAAACAAGATGTTAAAAAAGACACATTTAGTGGGTTTAAATTATAAGATGTGTAATAAATAACATCAACTTATAAAAAATAAATGTCCACTATAACTCTTAAGACACCTGATGGTGAAACAAATACTTTTGAGTGTGATGAGGATACTAATATCCTTGATGCTTTGGAAGAGGAAGGTTTAGAACATGATTATTCATGTCGTTCTGGATCTTGCTCTTCGTGTTGTATGAAAATTTTAGATGGAACGGTAGATCAAGAAGATCAATTTTTTTTAGATGATGATCAACTTGAGGATGGGTTTGTGCTTACATGTGTGGCTAAACCAACTTCGGATAATGTTATTCTCCTAACAGATCAAGAGGAGAATTTGTAGTAGATTAATATATAATTTAAAATAATGAATTATGTTATTTCCAAATAACTATGCAAGTTGTCCTTGGCCTGATTCGAGGTATAGAGAGTACATGAACGGAAGACTTAAAAAAATCGATATGAAAGCCCGTCTTATGCAAATTAAGAAAGGGATTGATGAGAAGGTTTGGTATCCTGATTGGGATAGTAAGGAAAGATGGGCAGCACAGCAAGCACTTAATAATGCATTAGATGTTTTAGATGAATTTGATTACTAAATAAAATGAACATGAAATTTATGAAATGGTTGAAGTTGGAGTTTATGAAAACCCCTGGTTATATGAGGGTAAACATTTCACTTCTGACGATATTGATGAT